AATTATTTTTTAATAATACGACTTTTAATTTTTTTAATTTTCTTATTTATGTATTCTATTTGTTTTACTATGTCTGATACTTTATCTGGTGACATATCATAATCATAATCAACTATAATAGTAGAGTTTAATTTTTTATTATAATATTCAACTTGAAACCAGAAATCGCTTCTGGTGCTATCTTCCCTTCCATTAACATAGAAGTCTGTCAAACCTTCATGTTTTAGTAGAGAATATAATTTCTCTAATTCTAAATAATCTCTTATATCTATATCTTCCTTTTTTATTATCTTTTTAATTTTATCTTCCATTTTATTTATTTTATTAGTTTTATAATGCTTTCACTTATAATCCCCGCGTGAAAGTTATCTGTTGGCGTTTGCCCTGATGTAGCCCACATAAGAAAACAAGCAAAGTCCACCATTAAGATTAATATCACTGTATAAATTATTATATCTCTTAATCTCATAATGTCATAGGCTTTTTATTTATAAGTTAATTACCTATACTTAAAGACTAGCACATAACAAAAAATAAAGCAAGTAGTAATACAAGTAAACCTGTGGATAACTTTTTAATAAATGAGTACATAGATTAAGACTTGACAAATGATTAATAATATGATATAATAGAAGTGTTGGTTATGAATATAACCAAGTTCGTTACAAAGTTGATATATCGAGTGGAATAAGGCAAACCCACTATAATCTAAATGGCCCTTATTATCTAGGGCTAGTCTTCTAAAACTTCTTATCGTTGAAATGTAGTAGAGGTAAGGAATAAGTTAATGTTAAGATGCAAATGCGAAAGCTGGGAAAATGACTATACGACTTGTCACCCAGCCATCTGATTTGCACCGTAGCATTAGAGATAGATATTATGTACTTAAAGGATACGATAATAGGCTATCATAGATATGTTGACCACATAACTGTGGTATTATATCACTTACTAGTGATATTGACCACATACTTTGTTACTCTAGAGTATCTGGCGTTAATACTCTACTAACACACATAATGCCTTACTGATATGGTATCAGAAGGTAAAAGTCGTGTTACCTAATTTAATATACAAAACACTTGACAAACTATTTTATTTATGTTATAATACAAATAGAGTAAAAATATGGCACAAGGAAAAGAGTGGAAAAAAGAACAAAGAGAAGAGATTATCCAAAGTTTAAGACCTTATTTAGAAATGGGTTTTTCAAGGAATAAAGCTTGTCAGTTTATAGGATTACCACCACAGACCTTATCTAACTGGGTTCAAATAGATAAAGCTCTTGGGATGAAGCTAACAGGATGGGAAAATGTTATTACTACCATTGCCTTAAATAATATTGGTGATACAATTAGAGCTGAAGCTGAAAATGAACTTGATACTAAAAAAGAAAATTCTTGGAAGTGGGGAGAAAGGAAACTAAAAGAGTTATCACCTAAACAAGAAACAGAGATAACAAACCCAGATGGAAACCTTAAAACTATTATCATAAATAAAAATGTCACAAGCGACGATTAACTTACTCCCCAAACAGACTGAAGCTTTTAACTATTGGGAGTCTGAAGAAGTAACAGAACTAGGATATGGCGGAGCAGCTGGTGGTGGAAAGACCAGACTTGGTTGTTATTTGGCTATAACTATTGCCGAAATGTATCCTGGAAGTAGGGGTGTAATAGGTAGAAAGGAATTAAAGACCCTTAGATTGACAACCCTGACCTCGTTATTTGAGATATTTGGAGAATTGGGCTATAAAAAGGACTTAGATTACAAATATGACTCACAACAAGGTGTAATAAAGTTCACTAATGGCTCTCAGATCTTAATTTTGGACACTGCTTATAGTCCACAAGACCCAGAATATACTCGTTTTGGTTCTTTAGAGTTAACTTGGGCCTGGATAGATGAGTCAAATGAAACCCCAGAGAAGGCTATTTCAATATTAAAAACCAGAGTAGGACGTAAAAATCATATAAATGGTGTTAAGGTTAAGTCTTTTTGGCTAGAAACTTTCAACCCTAACAAAGGACACGTCCATAGAAACTACTATAAGCCTTGGAAAGATAATAAATTACCTAAGTATCGTAAATTTATAAGAGCTTTACCTGGAGATAATCCTTATTTACCTAAAGAATATATAAATAATTTACAAAGAGCAGATAGAGTTACAAGAGAAAGACTACTATATGGTAACTTTGATTTTGATGATGACCCACAAAAGATAATGCTTTATGAGGCTATTACTGATTTACCTTTTAATGTTTTAGAGGTATTTCCACAAAAGAGAGATATAAAAACTATAATAGCAGATATAGCTAGATTTGGTGGAGATAAAATAGTTATTTCTTTATGGGATAATCTTACTTTATATGGACTTTATGTTTACACCTATCAGGGAATAGACCAGACAATTAAGAAACTAAAAGAGATCTCCAGAGAACAAAATATCGGATTTAAGAATATTTTAGTAGATGAAGGTGGTGTTGGTGGTGGTGTAGTTGATGGTATGAGGGGAATTAAGGGTTTTAATGGTAATAGTTCACCACTACAAGTATGGGATTATGTTAAAAACAGACAAGTAAGTGCCAATTACCAGAACTTTAGAAGTCAGTGTCTATTCAAATTAGCCGAAATGGTTAATGAAAGGAAGATTAGAATTAACATAACATTGTTTGAAACTAATATTGAGGGTTATAACAAAGAGAAAGCAATATCAGATTTGATGGAAGAACTAGATCAGATAAAACAAACAGACAACTCAATGGACGGAAAGAAAGCAATAATACCAAAATCTAAAATTAAAGAACAGTTAGGTAGAAGTCCTGATTTTGCTGATGTAATGATGATGAGAATGCATTATGAATTAGTAGAATTACCCTTTGATTATAAGCCTGATTTGATATTTAGAGGAAAAGACCCAGAGGAGATAAACGAAGCAATATAAAAAGACTTGACAAATAATTAAAAGTGTGCTATAATGTGTATATATGTTAGAATCAAAAAAGAAGAAAAAAACAAAAGAGGTTAAGAAAGACTATCACATAGTCCTTAATTTTAACTTTGAAGTTGTAGAAGGAGATACAAACGATATATCTAAATTCATATTAGATAACGCTCCTAAAATATTAAGAACAAACCTAAGAATTAAAATAATAAATAAAGAAGGCAAAACCTACGAAAGATTATTACCATTACAAAAAGCAAGGAGAGTATTTTGGGGTAGAGCAGATTTAATCATATTCATAAAGTATATGATATTTAAATAAAATGGATAATTTAACAATACACGAATATATAAAGACAGAGGAGAATAACTACAATACTACACGAATCCCTATAACGAATTCAAAAGATTGGAGTATGAAAGAACACATTGAAAGATGTACTAATGTTGCAAATGGTTGGTTTCACTCAGGTAAGAATGATGGTTTACGTCCTTATGATGATATAGTTACACCTATTATCGATGTAGCATTTAGAACAGAAGGCTTTGATGTGAAAGATATAGTTCCTTTTGTTGATGATGCAAAGAACTATTATAAGTCATTTTTGATTAAAAAGTATCACCCACAATGGGCTAAAGAACATAATTTAGATGATTTTATTGATGAAGTAGTAGAAAGTTCAATAATTTATGATCTAGTTTTAATAAAGAACGCTAATAATGAAAGACCCGAAGTAGTTCCTTTACAAGAAATAGCATTTTGCGACCAAACAGATGTACTTTCAGGACCAATATGTATTAAACACCAGTATTCAATACCAGAATTACTAGAGTTTAAAGGTAAATGGGACGATAATAAGATAGAAGAAGCTATTGTAATGGCTTCTTCAGAGAAAGAAGTATCAAATGCTAGAGATAATAAGATAAAAACACCAAGTAAATATATAGAAGTCTATGAGTTACACGGCACTTTTCCTGAAAGTAAGTTAAAAGAGGGTGGCGACCCAGACAAATATGTTCCACAATTACACATTGTTACATATTACACAGACAAAGATGGTAACAAAGAGGGAATTACCTTATATAAAGGTAAGAGTAAGGAGTATAAAGACTTATTTAAAGCATTAAAGATAGATAAAGTTCGTTCATTTGGTAGAGCTTGTGGGCGTTCAATAGTAGAAAGACTATTTGAACCACAAGTATGGAGCAACTATGCAGGTATTAAATTAAAAGAAATGTTAGATAGTGCAGTAAATCTACTACAAACAGATAGTGATGAAGTTACAAACCAAAAGATTTCAGGACTAAAGAATTTCACAGTATTAAAGACAGAGAAAGGTAAATCATTAGGTAGGGTTGATATGCAGTTACAAAATGTTCCAGCATTGGATAACTATAAAGCAGGTCAGGAATTAAATGCAAGAAAGTTAGGTTCAGCATCAGACGCTCAATTAGGTCAAGCACCACCATCAGGAACACCATTTGCTTTACAAAATGCAATTATACAGCAAGGAGAAGGAATACACGAATATAGACGAGGTAAGATAGCAACATTCTTCTCTGATGAACTATATAGAGATTGGATACTAAAATGGTTGGTAGCAGATATGAATAAGGGTAAAGACTTTAGTGAGGAATTATCATTAGAAGAGTTAAAACAGGTTTCAAATGCAATAATAACAAATGAAGTAAACAGGAGAATTAAAGAAATTATACTAGATGGACTACTTGTTACCCCTGAAATAATACAAGAATTAACACAAATAGTAAAAGAAACATTTAATAATGGTGGAAAAAGGAGATTCTTTAAGATATTAGAGAAAGAATTAGATAATATACCTGTTAAAGTAAAGATAAATATATCGGGAAAGCAAAAGAATATGGCTCAAATAGCAGATAAGATGAGTAATTTGATCAGTAATGTATTAAGAAACCCACAAGCATTTGCTACAATTCCTGGTCTAGGTGGATTATATAATCAGTTGATAGAGAATTCAGGACTAAACCCTATAGATTTTACACCTATTATAGAGGGAGCAAAAGCTCAAGCACTAGAACAACAGGCACAACCATTAAAACAATTAACACCCTTGTCGGGGGGAATTAAAAATAATCAACAAAATAAATAATTATGGATTATTTAAATGAGCAAGAAGTAGTTAAAATAGAAGCATTTTGTAAAGACGAAGTTCTATTTGACGCAGTTAAAAAGGTTCTATTAAAAACACTTTATAATAGTGGGACAGTAGAGAAAGAGAAAAAGGTAGATATTAGGAATAGTGCTTTTAACTTTATAGCAAACCCAGCAAATAGTGAAGCAACTAACGAGACAGTAGGAGAGAATTTGAGAGCATTGTTTGCAGGAGTTCAGGAACTAGCAAACGGTTTTGCAGAATTAAAGACAATAAAGAAAAAAGTAAAGGTTAAAGAGGAAAAAGAGAATAAGGCAATATAATATTTCGGTTATCATTCCGACCAAAAATGAATTATTACGAGAAACCCAACTCAGACAAATAAGGGCTAACTAGAACATCAACTATGGAAAACGATGAAAATACTCCTGAAACTGAACAGGAAGAAAATGAAAACAGTGAAGAGGAAACTAATGAAGAGGAATCTTCAGAGGAAGAATCTAAAGACCAACCTGAATCAGACGATACAGATTGGAAAGCAGAAGCATTAAAGTATAAGGCGATCTTAGACCGTAAAAAGAAAAAGAAAGCCCCAACTAAAACTGCTTCTAAAAAATCAGATGATTATGATTATGGAGAACTAGCTTTCCTTAATACAAATGATATTAAAGGTAGCAAAGAAATAGCCTTCACAAAAAAAATTCAAAATCAAACTGGCTTAGAATTAAGAGATTTAATAAACAACAATTATTTCAAAGCCGAATTGAATGAGTTTAGAGAAGGAATTGCTACTGAAAATGCCACTCCTAGTAATAGCAAAAGGGCTAAAAGTTCCACAGCAAATACTGTAGAATACTGGATAGCTAAAGGTGAGTTACCTAAAGATAGGGAACTACGAACTAAAGTTGTTAATGCTAGAATTAAGAAAGAAAAAGAAGGTGGAATGTTCTATAATTCATAATACTGATATTATTAAGTTAATATTAAAAATAATTTATGGCAATCGCGTATAAAGAAGAGTTTGAAACAAAACTACAGGAAAGACTTTCTGCTCCAACACTTTGGAAGGAGGTTTGTAAAGTAGTTTACACAAACACAAACACAATTCATAACCCTTATATGACCGACGCTACTACCTTTACGGGTACACGTGGTACAGGTTATGACTCTACTCCTGTAGCAACTACAGATGACACTCTTGTTATCAGTACTTACTATGGTTCAGCAGAACACATTGACCGTGCAGATCTAGCACAAAAGACTTTCAGTGACTTTATGGCAATAGCAGACAATATGGCTACTGTTCTAGATGAAAAAGTTGAGTCAGGAATGCTTGCAGAATACGCTCAATGGACTGCATTTGATAATGCTTCAATAGGTGGTTCAGCTGGAGACATAACAGTTGCAACATCAAACATTGATGACATTATAACTAATATGAAAGAAGCAATCCGTACTGCAGGTGGTAGAACACTTATGGAAAGGAATGGTGCTTTCATAATTTGGAGAGAAGCTGACTTTTCTCTAGTTGAAGCCCTAGCTCGTTCTCAGGGATTTAACACGTTAGATAATGCCCTACAAAATGGAATCAAACAAGGTTTCGTTTATGGTGGTGTAGAACACTACAGTTCTTCAAAGCACACTGCTGGACACGTCTTCGGAGGTGTTAAAAAGGCATTTACAGCTGGTATTTGTAAAGCAACTTATGGTTTAATGAAAGATATCGTTAACCCTGTAGTAGCCGGTAAGCAAATCTCAGGCGTAGGATTGGAAACTCGTGTTGACTTAGCTTTCAAAGCTTGGGCAAAAACAGCTCCTGTTCTATTCGATATTCAAGTAGCTTAGTTTATCTCTTTTGCTCCTTTATAGGGGCAAGGATAGGTAAATTAACAACCTAAAACAATTATGACATATACACAAATATTAGATTTAATATCAAGATTAACAACAACTCAAAATACAACTACGAGTTCTTATCCTATTGAAGCAAAAACAGTAGATATTAACAATGCTTTGAATAACTATTTTATTCTAGCAAACTCTTCGGCAGGAAACTGGAAGCCAGTAGATGACACAAATCAAACAGATTATCCTATAGTTTATGCAGATATAGTTTCAGGACAACAGGATTATTCATTTACTTTAGACCAAAATGGCAACCAGATCTTAGATATATACAAAGTAAGAATTAAAGATGAAACTTCAGGAAAATGGACTACATTAGAGCAGATAAATCAGAACGAAATAACAGACGCTCAACTAGATACTACAGTTTCAGGTAAACCAAACCAGTATTATCTTAACTCAAATGGTATATTCCTAGTTCAAAAGCCAGATTATGATTTAGTAGAAGGATTAGAAATATCTGTAAATAGAACTTCAACCTACTTTACAACCTCAGACACTACAAAGAAAGCAGGGATACCTTGGGTTTTCCACGAGTATCTAGCACTTAGACCAGCTTATTTCTATTGTGTACAAAAAGGATTAAAACAAGCAGTTGATTACAGGGTAAGATTATATGGAAATGATGGTATAAGTGGTATGGAAGGAAAGATTAAAGACTATTATAAGGATAGAAATAAAGATTACCAAAGTTCAGTATCGGGTGAGATTATTAATTCAGTATAATAGGTCGTATTATAAATTATAAATTAAACAATAAAAAATTATGGCAACATTCACAAAAGTAAATGACTTCGTAAAAGCAATAGCTGAAAAAGAGATTGATTTATCTGGAGCAGGTTTAACAATAGCATTATCAAACACAGCACCAGCATCAGAGACTAACGACCCAACAGCTGATGGTAATGGTGTATTGGCAAATGTAACAGAAATTGATTACACAAACCTTTCTTCAAGGGTCATCACAGTTGCAAGTTCAACCCAGACAGGTGGTACTTATAAGTTAGTTCTTACTGATTTGGTCCTAAACTCATCAGGTGGAACAACTGGTCCGTTCGAATATGTATATATATACGACGATTCTTCAACAAACGATGATTTGGTAGCAGTATTTGACTATGGTTCAGCTTTGACACTAAATGATGGTGATACTTTTACTATTGACTTTGATGCAACCACAGGAGTCTTAACACTCGCTTAATGGTTCACTCTGCCCATTTATGTGGGTAGTGATGAGTTATTAAACTCTTTATAAATTAATTTAAATATATTATGGCAGATGCAAAAATTACAGATTTAACAAACAAAACAACATTAGATGGAACAGAAAATGTGGTTATTGTTGATGACCCTTCGGGAACACCTATTACAAAAAAATCAACAATTCAAGATATTTCTAATCTAGCAACTGTAATAAATGCTCAAACTGGAACAGCCTATACCTTAGTATTAACAGATAATGCTAAACTGATAACCTTAACAAATGCTTCGGCTATTACATTAACAATTCCTACAAATGCTTCAGTTGCCTTTCCTGTTGGAACACAGATTGATTTAGTTCAAGGTGGTGCAGGAGCAGTTACAATCGCAGGAACAGGAGTTACTATAAATTCAAAAGATGGCAACCTAACTATCAATGGACAATATGTTGGTGTGTCTTTAGTCAAGACAGATACTGACACTTGGTTATTATTAGGTGATTTAACCGCATAATGGCTTTTACTTTAGGAATAATTGGATATAGCGGAGGAGCAAAACCTTTTGGGTTGTTTGGAGGAGGATATATTAGTGGTAATTCCAACTACACCGACAAATATACCTATTCGGATGACACTGTAGTTGCAGGAACAGTCTTAGGATTAGCAAGACAGAATCTAGCCGCTACAGGTAACACAATCGAGGGAATATTTGGTGGAGGGTATGGTAATTCTTACTCTGATTACACCGACAAATACACTTATTCTGGTGACACTGTAGTTGCAGGAACAGTGTTAGGGTTAGCAAGACGCGAACCAGCCGCCACTGGTAATTCTACCGAGGGAATATTTGGTGGAGGGTTTGATGGTTCATATACTAATCACACCGACAAATACACATATTCTGGTGATACTGTAGTTACAGGAACAGTCTTAGGATTAGCAAGAAATGGTATAGCCGCTACTGGTAACTCCACCGAGGGTATCTTTGGTGGAGGAAGCAATGATAATAATACTAACCACACTGACAAATACACTTATTCTAATAATAGCGTAGTAGCTGGAACAGTCTTAGGATTAGCAAGACAAAAATTAGCCGCTACTGGTAACTCCACCGAGGGAATATTTGGTGGAGGCTATAATACAACTGATTACACCGATAAATATACATATTCTAATAATAGCGTAGTTACAGGAACAGTCTTAGGATTAGCAAGATGGGCTCTAGCCGCTACTGGTAACTCCACCGAGGGTATCTTTGGTGGAGGGATTTCTACAACTGATTACACCGATAAATACACTTATTCTAATAATAGCGTTGTAGCAGGAACAGTGTTAGGGTTAGCAAGATATTTTTTACCCGCTTGCTCATCAACAGCAAATGGATTAGGTTAAAAACATTATGATTACAAAAAACCACAAAAAGAATACAAATTTCCAAATAGTCTATTTCTTAATAGGCAGTTGTTCAACACCAGACGGTGCTTATTCCTTACTATGCGACCTAAAAGAGGAAAGACAATCATCTATAAACGCTTATAAGGTTACTCAACTAAAAGATAAAGCAAAAGAGATAAGAGCTAATAAACTCTTAAAAGGAGATGAAGCGGATAAACTAGAGGGAGAAGCTGAACTATTAGAATTAAAAAACAACAAAAAACAAGGCGAAGAGTTATATAAGTCAGCAGTCAGCGAATTAGAATTTATAGATAAATGTATTGAAGAGCTACAGCCATTAAGAAAATATGCTGATTTACCAGAAATGGAAGCACACGAAGCGTCACAGCTAGGAGAATGGAGGGGTGAACTTCTTAGAAGAGCTGAAAATTATATGATTACCACTGGCGGAATACCACCAGACCATTTTGATACTATGAGAATGCACCCAGAGTTTAACTCTGTAATCTTGCCAAGAATAAATGAAATGAAAAAACTTATGCTTACAAAAGGAGGTTTAGGAGAATTACAAAAACAATTAGAAGTCAAGCCATTGGATAATTTAGTAAAATTATTAAAATAATATGTCATATCAAAGCTGGAGAATACAAAAAGAAGACGGGAGTTATTTACTCCAAGAAAATGGAAGCTATTTACTGCTTGATGCGTTATATGTCCAAATAGGGCTAGGTTCTTTTATATTAACTGGGAAAAATGTAATACTAGGTGTTGGTAAAAAAATGTTAATATCGGCTGGCTCTTTTTTGCTTACAGGAAAAGACATATTATTTGATCTTGGAAAGGGAATCATCGCAGGATTAGGTTCATTCGCTTTAACTGGAGAGAATATTCTAACACACATAGCGGTTTCAATAAAAACAGGTGTAGGTTCATTCATCTTAACAGGAAAAGATGTATCAATTGGAATTGTAATAAAAATGCTTGCAGGATTAGGAACATTTACTCTAACAGGTAAAGATTTAATATTTAAAATAGGTAGAGGAATAGTTGTTTCATACGGAACATTTGCAATAACAGGAAAAAGTGTTCTATTAAAGTTATCAATTTCAATGAAAGTAATTTATAGTTCATTTTCATTAGTAGGTAAAAAAATAAGATTTGCCTTTAATGGTATGTACACAGTATGGACTAACAAAACCAAAAATGTCGCAAATTGGATTAACAAATTAAAAAACTAATATGGCAACAATAATTCAAAACAAATGGGATAATGGACAAGCAGAAGATGTAAGAACAACATCGCTTAATCAGAATGCCCTATCACAAAACTTTGATACAATTACTGAACCACATAGACTTAATCCTATGGTCAGTAGTGTAGCAGAATCACCAACAGTTGTAGCAGATTCAGAAATGTCAGATGTTCTGATTGGGCAAGTTGCTGGGAATAACTATTATGTTGGAATAGGTTATGAGAGTCAATCTTCTTACCTAACAACCTTTTATACAAAAACAAATGTAAATGGAACATTTTCAAAACAAGCAGTTGGTAATTACGTATATAGTAAGGGTTCAGGTGTTGCTTATAAAAATCAAGTATATGCTGTAGAATATCAAGCAGGGTCTCCTTCTTATTACAATTTAATAAGATTTGATGGAGCTAATAGTGTTACCACAGTTGGATCAGCAACGGTTTCTTCTTCATCATCTACAGTTCTACAAGCTCATTGTTTTGTTCATCCAGAAGATAATATTTTATATATGTTAGTTGGAGATACAATTTCAAAATGGGATGGAACTACTTTTTCTACCGTTTCAACAATTTTACCAACAGGATTTAGTGTATCATCTGTAACTAATTATGGTACTTATTTGGCTATAACAATGAATTCTGATACAAATAGTTTAAGTCCAGTATGTTATTTATGGGGTAGAGATACTTCTATAAACACCTTACAAGAAACTATTGATTTAGGAGAAGGTAGTGTTGCTATTGTAGAAAATTTAAATAATAATTTAATATTTGTTATGTCTGTTGGAGGTTATGGTCAAACTGTTTTAGATGAAAGAATGATGATTAAAGAATATGCTGGTAATACTGTAGAAACATTGGTTAATCTTGTGGTTGGTGATTTAGTTGGTGATCCTTATTCATATAAAGCAAAAAGTGGAAATCATTTATATTTTGTAACAGCAAACTCTGATTGTATATGGTCTTTTGGAAAGAATAAAACAGGAAATTATGTATTAAATCAAAGTAGATTTATAATAAATGGAGATAAGGTAACTGGTTATACTTACCCTTATATTGGATCAATAGGAGGTCTTTCAATGATAGGAGATATAATATGGGTTGCTGGTTATCCTATGGCAGGTGGTGATTATATTATGATGAGAACATTATCAAATTCTGACGGTATTGCTTATGCAGGAACTTCAATATATAAAACAACTATCAATCCTAATATGCCAATAATAGATAGATATGATGAAAAACAATTAGAAGCAGTTCAGGTTTCATTTACTGGTTCAGGTGGAACTATACAAATAAAATATAGTGTAGATGGTTCAGAAATGAGTGCTTTAATACCAACTAGCGAGAATACTACAACTTTGGGAAAAGAAGATGTAATTATAATGACAAATGAAGATGGCGGAGAACCATTATTATCAGGCAGAGAATTTCAATTCCAAATAGAAAGTTATGGTGGAGTAAAAATTAAAGAACTTCGTTATAAATATACTAACTTAAATACAACGATATAATGGAAAACAAATTAACAAAACTAGAAAATGAAGTATTAAACTTAAAAAAAGAATTAAGCTCCTTTAAAGATTTATATTATAGAACAAATATGATAGACAAACAAGTATATAAACATAGTGCATACTTCAAAAATGATGTATATTTGCCGAGTAAGATAGCATTCTTTGGTGGTAATACTCCTGTATCCCAACAAACAGCGATTTCAAGTCCTTCAGGTGGTTCAACTATAGATAGCGAAGCAAGAACAGCAATAAACTCAATTATAACAAAATTACAAACCTTAAGATTAACAGCATAATAATATGAATAAACAAGAAGCATTAAATAACATAAGAACACAATTCGTGGCTAAGACCCAAGCACAAAGAGATGCTTTGGCTAGTATTAATAATAATTTTACTATAACATCTGACTCTCTTAAAAATAACCCACCAATTACTCCACCAATTACTCCTGACAATACAAATGTTAATGGTGTTACAGATACTGTAGCAAGTGGTATTGCTAGTAATTTAGATACTTTAACCAGAGAAAGAGATGCAAAGCAAAAAGCATTAGAAAACTCACAAGCAGATATAAAAAAACTAATGGGTGAATTAACTGGTAAAACTGCAGATACACAAACAGCAAATGAAACTGCAGGAGTAAATGCCGCCCAAGCAAAAGAATCAGAAACAGTAAAACAAATTGCTTCATTAAAAGCACAAGCAGACTCACTAAACAGAGAAGCACAAGCAATTCCAATACAAACTCAGAATCAATTTGCTAATTCTGGTGCAACAGATAGAGGTGTATCTCCTATTACAACTGCTAAACTAAGAGATAATGCATTAAAAGCCCTTTCATTAGGACAACAGGCAGATATAGCATCTGCTAAACTTACTGGTTCACAAATAGACTTACAGAATGCAAAAGATAAAGCCCAGCAAATAGTTGATCTAAAATATAATCCTATCTTACAAGAAATAAAAAATAAACAACAGCAATATGATTTTATTAAAGGTAACCTTTCAACCGCAGAAAAGAAAAGAGGTGAGGCTTTACAAGTTTCATTAAACAGAGAAGCAAATAAGATAAAAAAACAAAAGGAAGATGAAAGTAATCTAAATAAACTTAAAATAGAAGTTATTAAAGATTATCCACAAAAAGCTAATTTATTAGACAATGTAAAGACATATAGGGATGCTTTAGAAATAGCAACTAATATCGCTCAAACCACACCAAAGAAATCTACTCTAACAGAGGGACAGAAAAAAACACAAATATTTAATTCCTACAAAGACGTTTTCAAGCGTGGAGTAGTTGATTCAAAAGGAAACACAGTTATAGATAGTAATGGTTTCGTAACCCCAGAAGCTTGGAAAGAAATTATAAATAGTTATCCTGGTAGTAGGGCAGACTTTATAAGAAAGTATGGTTATTTACTTTATTCAAAGGATCTAGGTGCCTATGGATTAACCCAAACAGAGCAAAGGTTAATAAATGGTACACCTAGTTCGTCATCATCATCAGGTAGAACAGTTTAATTATGGCAACAAATTTAAAACAAATTTTAGGACAGATTACTGGTGCTAAAAAGAAACCTGCACTTGATTTCAAGGTGGGTGAAGGACTAACCCCAGAACAAAAGATAAAAGCAGAACAGATAGTAAGGAAACCTGCACCAGTTTTAAATAATAAACAAAGTAGTGCTTATTGGGGTAATTTAATTAAAACAGAATTCACACCAAGAACAAATGCAGTTCCTATAAGGAGATTATTTGCTAAAGAACCCACACTAACAAAAGCCCCACCAATAGCCACACAATTAGGTGGACTTGGTTTTAGGTTAATAGAAGCAGTTCCTAAGGCAGTTGCAACTATAGGTGGAGAGTTAAAAGCAGGTTTCAAACCAACAACAGTAAAAAGTAATATAGATTTAAGGAGGTTTGGTTTTGATAAACCCAATTATGTAACAGCTTCTAAGGAAGTAACAGACAGGATAAATAAAGGTGAAAACCCATTTATTGCAGGATTAAATGTACTATCTAATAAAAGTTTAGATGTAGCTTTTGGTGCATCATTGTTTGGTGATTTAGCTAAATTAAGTACAAGTATTTTATTAAGTGGTGGTCCTGAAGCGAAAATTGAAGCACAAAATGTTATAGATGCTTTCAAGTCAAAACAAAAGGAAGTATTTGCTAGATTAAAAAATGCACCATTAGATGTTAGGGAAAAAGCCCTAGCAGATATTTCTAATGCAAAAACTCAAGCCGAAAAAGTATTAAAAAAACTAGGGAAACCTAATTCTTTTGATAGGGCAAGAGTAAGTGCTTCTCGATATACTGAGTTAATAGGAAGACAAACAGAAGTAAAGGATTTAGGTAATTTCTTAAACCCAGACATAAATCTTAAAACACCAAAGATAACACCCGCACCAATAGGAACTAAACAACTACCAGGAACAAGAGATGTAAATAACACTCAACCATTTGGTCTTTCTATTAAAAAGGTGGAAAATGTTGGGAAATCTGAAACAGAACCTTTAATAAAAGAAGCTAAGAAATATAAAACTGCTGATGAGTTTGTGGAAAAAAATATAGATAATTATATTAAAACCACTAAAGAATATAAAGATTGGGCTAAAGGTAGTTCAAAAATTATTGAAGCGTATCACGGAACACCATACTCTTTTGATAAATTTGAAATAGGTAAAAAACAGGCTGGTGCTTATGACATAGATGGGATTTCTTTTGCTCCTGAAAAAAGATTAGCAGAACCATTTAGTAGGCAATATCCAGATTGGTATTATAGTAAAAAGAAAATTATAAACAAAAAATATCCAGAAGTATTTGAAATAAAAGATAAAATAAAACAGTTAGAAAATAATAAGAAAATTAGAAGTGTAGAAGCAATTAAAAAACGAAGAAAACCAATATATAACACAATAAAAAAGAGATGGGAAGATGAAAAAGATTGGTTATTTAACAATAATTTTGAAAAATTTAAAGAAGAGTATACCTTTCTGTTTGATGAACTTAAAAAACTAGATAAAGAATTAGAGAGAGCAAAAGCTAAAACAGATATTAATATTACTACGAAAGAAAAAAAAATCTTAGAAAGTTATAATAAAGAATTGCAAAAACTTAATGATTCTGTTAAAGGAAATATATATAAGGTGTATATTAAGGGTAATAACATAATAGATGAAATCGGTGAGGATCTTGGTTTTTCTTCTTTTAGGGATCACGCTCTTGCCGAATTAAGGGGAGATATACTAAGAATTAAAGATGCTGATACTGGTCAATATATTGGAGAAGAAATTATGGTAAATGACCCATCTCAAGTATTTATAGTTAATTCCCCTAAAAATATATCCAAATTAAAAGAAATCTGGGAAAAAGCTAATAAACCAGTATTGCCAAAGATTAAAAATCAATCATTGATTACAGAAGCTAAGAAATATAAAAGTGCAGATGAGTTTATAAAGGCACATAGAAAAAAAATACAACTCGAGAAGATTAACAAACTTAATCCGATAAAAGATAATTTTCATACAGGTATCAGATCTATTGATGATATAAAAACATTCAAAGAGGCTATTAAAGACCCCGAGTCCTTTGTATATCCTGATTTTAATAAAGAAACGGCAGAAAAGGCAACTAAAGATGGGAAAATTACAATTTACAGTTCTAAACCATTGGATAAAGAATTAGCCCAATTTGTTAGTCCATCTAAAATGAATGCTACTGATTATGCAGGTGGTAATACTGTATATTCAAAAAATGTAAACATAGATGATGTTGCTTGGATAAATGTCGATGAGGGTCAATTAGTTGGTAAAACAAAACCCCAACTCACAGACATCTGGAATAAAGCAAATAAAATTACCCCTGAAACTAACTTAATAAAAGAAGCTAAGAAGTATAAAACTGCGGATGAATTTACTAATTCATTATTTAAGGAAGGTTCAACACCATCGAGAAATAGTTCTAAACTAATAGAATTAACTAAAAACGGAAAAAAGGTAAAATCACAAACACTAACACTACTTCGTGGAACTTCTAATATTTCAAAGGAAAATCCAAAAGGAGGGTTGTGGTTTACTGAAAATGTATCTGAAGCAAAAACATACGGAGATAACATATATGTTGCAAAAGTAAAACTTGGAAAAACAAGAACATTTGATGATGTAGAAGATGCTTATTTCTCTTTAACTGGTAAAGAACTAACACAAAAACAAATAGATGGTGGGCAAAGAGTAGTTGAACCTTTATTAAAAAAAGAAGCACAAAAACAAGGTTTAGATAGTTTAGTATTAAAATATGGTGGTGTTGGAGATGGTGCGGGACAAAATCCACAAGTAGTTATATTTAATAATAAATTAATTATATCCAAAGCCAAATTAAATGATATATGGGAAAAAGAAAATAAAAAAGAACTTCCTAAAATAGCAACTCAAAAAACTACAACTGGAGCAAAAACCAAGAAGACAATAATAGAACAAACAACCCAAAAACCAGAAACATCTTTTACTCAAAGAATTAAAGATTTAGCTCGTGGGGCTAGAGAAGCTACAACCCTTACAAAAACCCAGATTAAAGCTACTCAAAATGAATTAACCAATATAATTAAAGAATCTAAACTTGGGTTGGCTGATAAGGGAAAGTTTTTATCATCTGTAAAGAATGTGCAGACGCCAGAACAACTAAACAAGATTATTCCTGAAGTGGAAACAAGGATTACAAAACTAGAAGAAGCATCAACAAAAAGAAACCTACTTTCACAAATAAAAAAAGAACTTAAAGCACCTATAACTAAAAAGGTGGGTTCAAACAAGATTTCAAAGTATAGCCCCAAAACCACTAAGTTATTGAAGGAATATAAGACTGGAACTACTTTATTATCTCCTGAAGGCTTAAAGATAAAAAAACTTCAAACCACAGCAGATTGGTACGAAAAACATCCTAATGAGTATTTACCCGAAAGTGTAGTTAAAGAATTAGAAGACTTAAATAAAAAGAATTTAAAATCTCTTACTATTCCCGAGTTAAAAACAGAATTAAAAAATATTCAATCCATAAAATCACAAGGTAAGACTTTTCAAAGAATAACCAGAGATAGAGAAATAATACAACGAATACAGAACATTGACAAGTTTAATGAAATTATTGATGCTGATAATGTAGATAAGGCAATAGTTCCTGAAACAAAAAACATAATACAAAGGGCTCTTACAAAAGCAAAGGTATTCAATCTTAATCTATTAAATAGTGATACGCTTTTTGATACACTAGACGAAACATCTAAGGCAAAACTAAACTCTGGCGAAATACACAGCTTCTTTCAAAATGCAGTAAATAAATCAAGGGATTTAGAAATTATATTAAACAAGAAAGATCTTAAAAACACACAAGAGTTACTAAATAAATACGAAATAGGAAAAGAATTAAACAAAAAAGAAACCTTTGATATAAATGGAAAACCCACAAAATTGACCAGAAACTCAATGATGGAAATTTATCTTGCAACATTTGACAAGGCTAAGCTTAATTCTGTTATTGTAGGTAATAAAATACCAGAAAAAGTCATTTCTAAAATAATATCTAAATTAACCAAAAACGAAAAAGCATTAGTTGAAGACATACTTAAATATCATAGCGATAAATACCCAGAAATAAATGAAGTATTTAAAAAGGTTAACTTTATGGATATGCCTAAAAATGAGGGTTATTCTCCTATGCACAAAGACCTAAAGTTCACAAAAGATAATGAAATAAACATAGCGAAAGATAACCTACAATATGCAAAGGCATCTGTTAAAAAGGGTTCTACAATAGAACGAAGTGGCTCTCTTGCACCTATAAAGTTAGACTTTATTGGAAATCTTGTTAATGATATTTCACAAGCGAATCATTATATTTCTTGGGAACTTCCAATAAAAGAAATAAACTCTACTCTTTCTGGGATAAAAGATTCTATTGTTTCAAAATATGGAAATGAATATTATGATGTATTAAGAGAATGGGTTAAAAAGGTTGCAGGTGATGGTAGATATGATACCACTGTGTTAGCAAGAGAACTCCTAAGGTTAAGAAGAGGGATTACAAAATCTCTTATTACGAACTTTATTACTCCATTAAAACAGACAATTTCTTTATCTTCGTTCTTAACAGAAATCAATGAATTAGACCTGTCGAAAGGTGTTTCAAAATACATATTACATAAAAAGCAATGGGATAATTTTTGGAGTAATGTTCCACAAATAGCAAACAGAAGTGAAACACTAACTCGTGATATAGGAGCAGTAAGTAAAAGTCGTTCAGCATTAAAGAAACTAAAAGGTAAAAAACCTATTAGTGAAGTAGGGGTAGCCCCAGTAAGATTGTTTGATAAACTTACTGTTCGTTCAGGAGCAACAGCTGTATATCTAAAAGCAATTAAAGATGGATTAAGCGAAGATGAAGCTATTAAAAAAACAATAGGAGTAGTTAGAAGAACACAGATTACTGGTGATATTAAGGATCTTGTGGGATTTCAAAGTGGTGGTGCTTTGGAAAAACTATTAACTATGTTCCAAAACCAGCCCAATAAATATTATAATATTATTTATCAAAACATTAGAGCCTACGCAAAAGGAAGAAATACTAAAATGGGGCTAGCAAGGGCTTTATTGTATGCTTGGATTATACCAACCTTCTTATATGAAGAGTTTAGCACAGGTGGAAAAGCAAAACCCAAAGACTTATTGCTATCAGAAATATTAGGTCCTGCAAATTATGTTTTAATTTTGGGTAACTTAATTCAATCTGCTAAAAGTGGTTTTAGTTATTCTGCTTCTCCAATTGAAGATATAGCAAAGAACTTAACTGACTCAATGAAAGACATAATTAAGGGAGATATATTAAAATCAATGGAAACATTGGGTGAATTGGCATTAAAAACACAGGGTGTTCCAGTTAATCAACCAAAAAGAACATATAAGGGTATTCAAGATATGATTACAGGAAAAACATCTGACTGGAGAAGGTTAATTTGGAGTAAATATTCCTTAAATGAAACCAAATATTCTCCTATAAAAGCTACTTATGAAAAAGCACAAAAATTAAAAGCAGAAGGAAAAGATAAAGAAGCGCAAGCATTAGTAGATAGTTTAAGTGAGGCTGGTTATAAACTTTACAAAGAATATAAATCATCTCTTAAGGCAAAAGAAACTAAACAAGGTAAAATAGATATACTCCCTAAATATAAGGAAATACAAAAGGTTAATAAAACTGACCCACAGAAAGCACAAGATATGGTAAATGCACTTACAGATAACGAATATAAATACTATCAATTAGTAAAGAAATCTAAACAAAAAGACGAATTATCAAAACAACCAATATTCAAATAATATGATTACATTAAAAGACATTAAAAATAACTGGTTAATTCTAGCATTTGTATTTGCTAGTATTGTTTGGTATGCCAATACAAATAATCGTATAAAAAATGTTGAAGCACAAGTCCAAGAGAATAAGACTGTTCTCCAAGTTGTTTATAAAATACAAATTGATTTAGCAACAATGAAAGCCGATATTAGTTACATTAAAGCAAATATGAAATAATATGATACATAAAGAAAAAATAAAAAGTGAAGACCCTAGATTAGCTAGACATATATATCATGATGACCGTTCTTGGAATTATAAACTAGATACTTCAAAGCTAGAGATAAAAGATGTAGAACATAAGCGTCTTATTCCTGTGCTTAATCAAGGGCAATTAGGAAGTTGCACTGGTAATGCAGGAATTGGTGCAATAAATACCAACCCATTTCAATTAAATAATAAAGTCTTTTCTCCAGATGAAGATGGTGCTATTAAATTATATTCAGATGCTACAAAGATAGATAGGTTTGGTGGTCATTACCCACCTAAAGATACAGGTTCTAGTGGTTTAGCAATAGCTAAGGTTCTTAAAAGTAATGAATTAATATCAGAATATAATCATACCTTTACCTTAAATGAC